CTCTTTGAAATTCCCGAGAAATAACTTTGTTGTTATCTTCTTCTGCCTTTAGCTTTGCTTTTTGTTTAGCTACATCATTTTTGTACTGAGTCATTTTCCTTGTCCCCTATATTTTTTACGCGTCTTGCGTTTGTTAGTTCCAGCACCATTGCTCAGTCTTGAATCACCGATAGATGTTTTCTTTTTGATGCTGTTGATTTGTTCTTTAACCCAAGTTTTAGCCATTTTTATTTTCCTCTAATTGTTTGTAAAATTCTGCAACCGCCATTATTTCCTGCCAAGTGCCATCGTTTTTAATACAATTGGCTCTATGAGATACGATAAGAATATTGCCTATAATATAGCCTTTATTGTTATTAATTCTTTCTAGCGTTGGAGAGTTGTATCTGTTTTTATACCCATGAATAAGCTCACCGCCCAAGATTGGGCATTTAAAATCTTGCGGCCATACATCCCAAATGTCTTGGGCTTTAAGAGTACAGGGTGGCCAACCCCTATCTAAAGTTCTGCGTCTTGCTCCAGATAACATTTTATGCGCCCAATATGAAGGTTTAGTTCTTTTATTTTCGTTGTAGCAAGATCTACACTCCCACCTAAAAGGCGGTGATTTCTTTAATGGCCTATCGGGAAAGTTGATTGAGTTCAATTCTTTTATCTCCTTGCATATAGGACATTTTCTCATCTTGGATCAATGGCTTTTAAATACAAATCTTGCCAGAACTTGACTTGATGCTTTAGGTCGTTGTTTTCCTTAGCCACATCTTCTAAATTTATTTTGTTGTTATCGCCTGGAATACAAATACTAAAAAATATTTTGTTCCTATCAACCTCTTGCTCAAACTTATCTCGCAATAAGTCTGGCAAGCCTTCAGCGTTTGGATCTACATTATCTGCATAAAATGTAGCTCCAACCAAAACCTCTCGCTCTTTCTTTAACTCCTTCATAAGTTTTTATTTATCAGCCATATAAAGTAAAGCAGGCCGCCCACAAAGTAAGCAGCTATTATTCCCAAAATCCAAAGAAGGAACTCAAGCATCGTTTGTAAATAAAGTTTCTTCAGTATTTCTCCAAATTTCAATAAATTCTGGAGCCGCGCCTGAATGCTCTACATATATAGTTATATCTCCCACCTCTATAAATGCAGAATGGTCAGACCTTTGATCTATTACAATACTCATTTGGATGCCTCTTTATAAGCATGTTCAAATAAAGCTGGGTGATGTTGACGAATGTACTCAACAAACTTACGCAACCTTTCGGTTGATTGCATATCGTTTTGCACATCCGTTGTATGATTGGGAGAGGGTAGTCCTGGCTGTAAAGCCTTCATACCTTCTCTTATAAAATCCATTTCTGTCATTGGCATAATCTTCTCCTCGATTAATTGTTTTATTAATAGTACGAAATTTTTGTTGCAAAGTAAACCCCTTAGTTTATACTTAGGGTATATTAATTCTTGGAGAGAAATATGATAGACGAAAAAACCAACCTTTACATTGACGAAACCAGAGACTATTTACTAGAGTCTGTTTCACATTTATTGAGGCTGTATCTTAGATCCGCTGGTTTGCAGATAGATAACCCTAAAGTGATTTCAACACAAATGGAATTAGACAAAGACAAGATTGTTGCTTTGCTCGAAAACATTACTAAGATCGAGCAATCAAGACTCGGCACTCATTAAATGGTCCCCAAAGATTTAAACTTTAAGACGGTTGAGGAAGCTAGGGTTCACATTAATAAATCTAAAATGATTGTTAACCCAAGCAACACGACTATTAAAGAAAAAAGATTTGTTATCGTTGCCGATAATAAAAACAACGAACAAATGCTAAAGAAAGCATTGGTTGGTATGAAGAATGTTAAGTGGATAGATATATTGTTTCAAGAAACAAAGGAGAAGAAGGTATGAGCAGAATAGGTGATTTATTAATTGGTATGCAAGAGGACGCTGAATGCGTTTCAGCTTCTTGCAATTCGTTTGAAAAATTTGTAGAAGAGATGCGTAAGCTGAACATCTTATACACGCCAAGTTTATTAGAGGATTTTTGGGACGGCTACGTGCATTCCCAAGAACCGCCTTGCTAATCGCGAACAGGCAATTCATTCGGCTTGTATAAACAATAGAAGTGCAGTTGCGGCAGGGTTTATTCATTCCTGTCTCCAGAGATTTTGAGGTATAGTCTTGCAACAAAATATACCTCACCTTTATTATTGGAGATAATATGTTAAAAGCAGACGGGTTTAACGAAGCCATTATTGGCATGTGCATGGATATAGCCACAGGTGGAGAACGTCTCATTTACGACGCCAACAAATGCATAGACATACTTATTGAGCAAGGCATGAGCGACGAGGAAGCGATAGAATACTTTGAGTTTAACGTTGGCGGCGCTTACGTTGGAGAAACTACCCCTATCTGGATGTACCCATACGAAGAAGAATAAGCTAAACTTTAGGTATGAAGATATTAAAAATGGAGAAAGGCCCACCAACAATCGAGGAAGGTAGACGCAGACTTGATACCCTCTTTGAAGATTTTATATCCAGAGGAGCAGACGCAGAGTTTACGGCTTTGTTGATCTTTACTTACGGCGTAACAGAAACTATTAATTACGCAAAGACAGTCGAAGACGGCATATCTAAGATAGATCACATACTTAATTCAGAGTTTGGTATGGAGAAAGAAATTATCTTCACACCCGAAGAAAAAGATCCCGAATAGTTTTGTCAGGCTTTTCTGACAAAAGTACCCCCTTATAGGTCGAAACTGTCTATATTTAGTTAAAAACAGGGTAGTTTTGTCAGAGTGTCAGAAACCTCTGACAAGAGAAAAGGTTATAGCAGTAGGGTTTAGGCGTTTTGTCATATTGTCAGGATACCCTTAAAATAACCCTACAAATGTACCTAAAAATGAAAAAGAAAAGGGTAGGTAATATAAAGTATGACAAAAGTATATATATAGACATATATATTACTCTGTATACCCTTACTCTATCACGTTTGGAGTTTTGTCAGAGTTTTGTCATAGGCTCTGACAAAAGTAGGAGAAGATATGTATAAATTAACAGAAAAATGCAGCAAGGTTTTGCCTAAGGAAATCGTTGATTTGCTAGAAAGACCAGATGTAGTAGAATTAGTTAGATATTTTAACGGACGGCTTATTAGCTATAAGGAGAAAGATGAGCAAGGACGAATCAAGGATAAGAGCAAAGGTGAAAGTTGAGCCTGTATTAGAAGATGCAGAGGATATGCCTGTTGAGTATATGAATCATAACGAGAAGAATCTAACCAAGCGTCAGCGTTTGTTAGTCTGGAATGCAGTCAACGATCCCACGCTTACATTTGCAGAAGCGGCAAAGAAAGCTGGGTTTAAGAATCCAAAAGTTATTAGTCGGTACATGGGGCCTAACGGGAAGTACCAGCATGTGTATAGAGAATACGAAAGACTGATGGGCGAAGCCAAGAAGAAGTTTGAGCTTACGCATGAGGGAGCAGTCGAGGACTTGTATAAGCTAAGAGATGATGCCTGGTCGCAAGGAAACTTTACGGCAGCAATTAACGCCCAAAATTTACTTTTGAAAGTCGGGGGCTTAATTGTCGATCGTCGGGAGGTATTGCATGGGAAGGTAGATCAAATGAGTCGGGGTGAGGTAGAAAGACGCTTAGCCGATTTGCTCGGGAAACAGGCTATTGAACATAAATCGGGGATAGAGATTGAGGATCTGTCGGGGAAATCGGGATCTGAGGAAATAGAGGTCGGGGAGATTGTTGAGGAAAAGGTTGTTAAGAAGAAAAGTAGGGCTAGACCTATTCCTAAAGAAGAGAAAGAGGGGGACGAGGATTAGTCCTCATCTTCGGTCTCCTCAATTCCTAAGTCTGCAAGTTCCTCTTTAGACCAACCCTCGTAATAGTTAGTAAGAAGTTCTTTAGCTAGTCCTTTAAGGTCATCTTCCTCATTAACTCTTTTGTTCACATATTCTTCAAGTGTCATCTTCGTTCTCCTGTAATTTTTTGTAAGTTATTTGAGCTTCTGAATAAAAATATTCATCATCTGGCATACAAGTCATAGTTCCCTCTGCATAATCACAGTCAAAACAATATGACATATCCAAGTTTTTATTTGGTCGGGGTTTATTGAAATTAATATTTGCATTACCGCAAGACGCACAAACAGATATGCCGTCCTCTACAATTTCTTGATATGAATAATTACTCATCTTCGTTCTCCTTTAAATTAACAATATCTTTTTCTAATAGTTCTACTCTCTCTCCATTACTATTGATTTTGTAAAAAGTATATTCCTCATACTCTTTGCTTAAAGATAATTCTTCATCAATAGTTCCTTCTGATTTTAATTGCAAAAGATCATTCTCATCTTTAGCATGAATCAATCTAGTAGATGTAATTGTTCTTACAACTGCATAATTGTATTTGGGGTTATTCATCTTCGTTCTCCTGTTTTTTATAGGCACATACTACAAAGTTATATCCTTCTGCATCTGTATCTAGATTTAATAAATCCGTAAGAATGTTTAGGACATTTACTTTATGGCTCTCTGCAAAGTCCACGCCAAACCAAACACCTTTTGGTATTACAGTCCAATCATTTTTTTCTAATTCTTTTTTAGTTATTATTTCTTTACTCATCTTCGTTCTCCTCATAATAGCTTCCATTAACAACATTAAATTTAGCCAAGAAGTCCTCAACATCATCTAATATCTCATTAAATATTCCTTGCCCGTCCTCGGTATAAGAATATCCAACCTCATCATTACCCAAAAGATAACTGTAGTAAGATTTCCCCAATCTATCTTGCATAATTTGATCTGCAAACATACAAGTATGCTCAACATAAATTTCTGCTGGTACGCCTATCATTTCTTTATTCATCATTTTTCTCCCATATAATATTTCTAATTGTAAAATCAACTATTTCTCCGTCCTCTAGTCCGTCCTCGATATCAATACCAATTATTGATTGCTGGTCTTTGATCTGGTTCATATCAAAGGTGTAGGATATCGTATGATCAAAATCTAGCATTCCCTTGTACTTGCCCTCATTGTCCTCATAGTCCCAAGAGTTATATAGGTCTGCAAAATGATCATTGCCTAGCCATAAGTATTTGTAGGTACTTCCGTTCTTTAATTCAGCGTAAATTATTTTTGAGCTATTCATTGGGCATCTTCCTCATATTCTTCTAAATATTTTTCAAAGTCTTTAGTTATATCCCAATCGTACATTTCATTTTTTCTTTTAAATCTAAAAAATAATTCTGTTTCGATACACCCGCCCATTTGAGCAAAAATTTCGTCGGGATCTAAATAAGTTTTTTCTTCAATTTCATAGAATTTTTTTTCGGTTTCTTTGTCTTGAAAAGTTAAAGTTCTTGAACCTGTCTCCCACCCGTCCAGACAAAAACCAAAAAAGCTATACCATTGACCGCTACCAAATTGTTTATTTTCTTCGGGTGTACATTCGCCAAAAGTCTGTCCGTCTTGCCATAAATCTTCTAAGTCATATAAATTTACTGTTGCTCTTTTACATTCAAAAATTGCTGAGCCATTTCCATAACTCTCAACTATAAATACAGACCACCTAGGCATTTCATAGTGTTTTTTATCCATTGTCGCTTTCCCCCACTTCAAACCAGTTGGAATCATAAATTGTTTCTTTGTAAGCATATTTATAGTCAACGTCCCCAACATCTCCATTGGTATAAGTTTTAACAGTCCCGTCTTTAAAGGTAACAGTTAAATCCCCATACTTGATGTCATAGTCTTCTACTTTATTAAAATCAATACCCAATTCTTCCAGATCAAAAGTTATCGGGGCGGTGTGTAATGCTTCTATATATCTTGGTTTATTGTCTTCCATTAGACCACCTCTCTAATAGAAACTTCGTATTTCGTCGGGATTCCCTTCTTTTCAACAGCCAAACTAATCGTCGGGGTTTTGGGATTTTTTTCGTTATAATCTAGCCAATGGTCGTACCTTAGATCGGTAGCAAAATTGAAGTTTTCGGGGTAATCATTTTTCATTAGAGTATCAAAAATTTGCTCTAGTATTTGTTGTTCTATATTCATATTTATTTCAGTCTCCATACTGGGTTAAAAAAGTGTAGTTAGTGCATGGTGGTTTAGTTCTCATTTACTTTTATCCTTAACCCCTTTCGAGGATTTTACAAAGGCTCACTCCTAACTACAAAACAGATACTAACATTAATATTAAATTATTGTCTACTAATTGTAGAAATAATTATTTAGATGTGATTTAATAGAAGAATAAAGTAACGCCCCAAGGGGCAAATTTGGAGATAGAAAAAATGGAAATATCAATTGACGCACTAAGGCATAAATTAAAACAAGTTAGAAAACTTGGGATTAAAAATGATTTTGAACATATAGATATTTATGTGTTTGATCAAATTAATAATCTTTGCAGAGAGCTAGATGCCATTATTGAAAAATATGAATTGGATAAAATGACGGGCGAATTAAAAGCTTGGCAAGACGGCAGCTTAATTAATACAGATGCTATTAATAAATTATCTTTGGGTGATTTAGAGAGAGTATCAAAAATCTTAGAGGGGGTTAAATAATGGAATCATTACTAAAAACAATATTGAATGAATGCGAAAAGCATAAATTAATGTATAGGGCTAACGCTTACGATCTTTTCGACAATGGCGGGGAAGATATGATTGTTCCTTGGGGATATGATTTTCCAGCCTTGGCTGATACTTTCAAAGAAATTGAGCTTGATGAGAGACGCGGAAATATTCAATTATTACCCGCTCATAAGGTTAAAACTCATAAACAGCTAATTAAATCTATTAGAAAAAATGCATTAGCTAATTGTTATGATGAGTATTTGGAACATTTCAAAACTTGTAGCGATGAGCAATTAATAAAAGAATTTCCAGAAGAATATTATTGTGGTGATTATTGGATTATGTGGACAAATTACGGGGGCAACACTAACACCGATTGTTTTACAGACTATACAGGGCTGGATGACTATTTTAATGTTAGTGAGCTAACTGAAAAATGGGAAGATCAAATAATTGATTTTGAGTTGGGGTTAATATGAGTCTTAAAGATATAAAAATAAATGGTTATCTTGGCGACGAAATATACATTGATAACGCTACTCATATAACTATTGAGCATGATAGAGCAATAACTAATCACCCTGATTACCAAAATTCTGATAAAGATACAGTTGATATAGTTATTCATTGTTCCGATATGCCCGAAAGGTATAAAAAGAAAAAAGGCTTTGAGAATTTCTTACCGAATAAAAAATTTATTAGGTTAACTGTTAAAGGCTTGGAAGATGGATTGTTATTTATTGAGGATATTAAATTCAACGACTTTAATTTAGAGGGGGTAGAAAGTGAATAAGCCAATAGTACATTCAACAAAAGAAGATAGCCTTGTATCGGTAAAAATTAGCGATCCATATTATAGAGGTAAACCGCTTTTTATATGTATCGCAAAAGAATGGTTCGATAAAGTAAATGGTAATAGCTACTGGTCAGCCAGAGTTGAAGATATAGAAACCGACATTACGTATGTTTTTCCTTGGCAGTATGGGTATGGCGATCAATCATTGCACGAGGTGATGAAAGCATTAAATTTATCTCATTATGAGCATGAAAAGGTTAAGTATATTAAGATCGAGAAATGCTTAAAAAAAGAAATTGTAGAACATGGAGAGCCAAATGGGGGGTATTGGCTAGAAGATAAAGGTTGTTTCTACTTAGATTAATAAACTATCTCCAATAGTTTAAAGGGGCTTTTTAGCCCCTTTTTTGTACCTATCGTAAACCCCCGTATGTATGACTATTCTATAGGCGGGGTTGTATGTATTAATTAATAGCATTACCCCCGCCTTCCGTCCCGCCCTTTTAAAAGTTTCGGGTTTTAGCTAGTAAACCTCGGGTTCGGGGTTCGGGCTTAGCCTTGGCGGTCTTAGGGCGTCGGGTTTCGGGTTCGGGGCTAGGCTATAGGGTTATCGGGTTCGGGGTTTTCCCTTAAAAATATAGGGTATATAAGCCACGCCGCCCCCCTTGGATATATAGGGATAGGGCTATTAATTTTTGCCGCCCTACTGGGTGGAGTGGATCCCCCTTATATAGGACCGCCGCTTGCGATGGATCAATCAGTTACAAAAGGCCTTGGCTGTTCGCTGTAACCCTTATTAATAAAGGGCAAAAGTATACTTTTTGTCTCAAATTTGAGACAATACTCCTAAGCCAGCAATTTCGCTGGTGGTTATTGGAGAAGTTAAATGAATAAATTAACTGAAGTCTTTACCCCCTCAAGAGTATCTAGAGGGAATCGTCATATCGTCAAAGGGCAAATAGTCCAAGGCGATAATTATCAGGTGGAGGATGTGAGGAGAGCCTTTTGGTCTAATCCTGATGGCACTCACTCAGCTCACTTGTTCCGCTTGAAGCGTGGCGAGGTGATCGACAGAGTGACTGTTGATTCTTGGGAGGGCGAGAGCCTGAACCAGTTCTCACTTAGAACTGAATCAATTATCCTAGGGGGTGAGAAATGAGCTTTATAGTAGATTTTGGAAACATCCGCGAAACTGATAAGGAAGGCAGAGAAAATCTAAATAGCCTTCAGTATTGGATAGGCTCTTATATGATGGCAATTGGAATGGATGAGATAACTGAAAAGAACTATCTCGAAGTCTATTCAAGATTGCGAATGCTGGACACTTCTATTCTTGCCCTTGGCAACGATGGAGACGGCGAACCTTGGATGCATTTAGATATGCTTCAGCGATTGATAGGGGCGAAGTTTAGCGGTCGACATATCAATGTCGAGAGTAGAGCCAAGTTCTCTACTAGGATGCTGAGAAATACCATCTCAGCTGTTGAGGACAAAGCAGCTAAAGAATCTAAGGAGGTCGCGTAATGGAATATACATACCCGCCTAAAATATTGGACACCTTGGTGTCCAAGTCCAGCATGCGAAACACTCCCCTAACTGAGGGGGGTGTTCATCACTTGCCATATATCACGCTATCTTTAATTGATAGAGGAATGGCAGATACGAGAGCGATTGCAATTGGCAAGGCTCTAGAGAAGGGAGATATGAGCAGCCTATCTTGGGCAATCCTAGAGTGCGACAGCTACAACTTCCCGTTACTGGTAAAGCTAGAGCCAAGGTTGTTCGAGATGCTTCTGATGGATGGAAGTATCGAAGGCGACTGGTCAGTCCTTTCTGAGCGATTAGAGGAGGTGTTGAAATGAGCCTATCAAGAAAACACTTCGAAGCGATCGCGGACAATATTAATAACTCCCGTAGAAATTACGGGGGTCAGCATATTCTCGAGCTTGAGCAGTTCCTAGATGTGATGGTCTCTTACCTTGAGTCAGAGAATCCCAACTTTGACGCTGAGCTTTTTGTAGCGGCGTGCGGAGGTCATCCAAACGAGTAGGAATAAACCAACGAGGACAGGCGGGGTAACCCGCCTTTTTTTTGCCTGCAGATCGGGGTCGGGTTCTCTCTAGCAGATCGGGATCGGGATTTTATTAGCCCTCACATATGGATCAGTAGGAGTGGGGCTGCCCTAATAAGTTAAGTCCTGGACTGTTGGTTCTTACTGGCCTACTGGGTGCCCAGGTACCAGCGGATCCCCTGGTCGCTGCGTGTCCCCTGGAATGCAAAATGGCCGCAACTAATCGCTGTATCCCTATCTAATAGGCCACCTCAGAGGATCGCCCAGGCCATTTTAAACATCTGCGGCCGCAAAGACCTGGACGAATTGGCCCTGGATCCAGGGCAAGCTGAGGGCCTAATTATCTTGGCCAGGACAAAATGATCTGCGGCCTGGAACAATTACGAATAATAGGCATGCTGCAGCTGGCCAGGAAACTACCTTTCGTAATCTCAGGGATCCGCAATTACGAGTTATCTACATTTGGCCAGGTGATTTTCGCCTGGGAGAAGGGACTCTAACGGGCCAGGATCGAGGCCAGGACGGGCCTAAATCGGATTACCCCACCCCCCATATTTAAAATCAACATCCATATACAGGGTATATAGGACAGTAATACACATACTCAAAGTCCCATTTTTTAAAGTTTGCCTTTTGTATTGCCCTCATATATGATTCGTCTGCAGGTAAGGTATTTTTGCACTTCGTTCAATCTATCTTCTCCAAGATCTTTATCTTGCCTGCACCTTAAAAAAAATTTTATATCCAAAAAAAATCCTCAGACAAAAAAGTTATTCACACTTTTTCTCCAGCTCAAATCTAAACAAACAAAAGGGTACCCATACCCCCCAAAATTTTTCCTATACTTTTTAAAGTTTGGGATGTTAGAATAAGTCAACCGAGGAATTGATATGGGATTTTTAAGTAAGATAAGAAACAACATGCGTAAGATGCCAAGGCGTCCAGGAATGATCAGCGACATGCGTTTTAGAGGCGAGATGCCAAGAGGTGGCGGCTTTGGAAATTTACGTGAAGTCATTCGCAGGTTAAAAGAACAACGCGATATGGGTATGCCAAGAATGCCTCAACCTATACCAGAACAAATGCCAACAGACCCAAGCTCTTATTACAACCCAACCATCTTTGGTCAACAAATGGGCGATATGGATTTCAGTCAGATGCCAAAAATATCTCCAGTAGATATGTCTAACTTACAGATGCCAACTCTTCCTCGAGAAATTTCTCAAATGGATATTCCGCAAATGCCAGAAGGTTTACCAAGTATGCAAGACGTTCAAGGAATGCCTCAAATGGGTATGAGAGGTATGAGAGATATGCAACCAAGACAGATGATGGCAGAGGGAGACGAAGTATTTATGGACAGCAGCCCAGAGCAACAAGCTTTTAGTATTGAAACTGAAATTAAGAACTTAATGAATGAGTATGAGATGGCTGTTCGCAATAACGAAATGGATAGAGCCGAAATACTTGGTCAAGAAATTAATAGAATGGAAGCTTATAAAATTCAAATGCTAGCAAATAATCTTGAAAAAAGTGATGAAGAGTTTGAAAGAGATTTGTATAGAGATACTTTAATAAGCTATCCTTTTTACGATAGAGGAATGGAAGGCGATAGGCGTGGTCTTGATAAATATGGCAATCCTTTAAATATAATGGAAGATAGGCCTTATCAAGTTAAATCAGAACAAAGCAAGTTAAAACATTTTATAGATAAAGAGGGCAAAGGAGCTCTTGATACATTTAGAAAATACAGAAGACCAGAGTTTGATAGAAGACCTGAGCTAGCAGGCGGCGGAGACTTCCCCGACCTAACAGGCGATGGTAAAGTTACTCAAGCAGATATATTAAAAGGCCGAGGCGTTTACGCCGAAGGCGATGAGGTGATGATGATGCAAGGAAATGAAATAGAAAGCATGCTAAGCGGTATGGATTCTGGCGAAGAAGAAGCGATGGGTGAGCTAGAGCAGATGGCTCCAGAAATGGAGATGGTCGATCAGCTTGTTATGATGGTTGCCCAAATGATTCAGCAAGGCGCAGGCGAAGAAGAGGTAATTATGTTCCTCAGAGAGCAAGGGCTCGACGATGAAGATATTGGTACTGTTCTTCAACTTGTTACTGAGATGTCAGAGACAGAAGAAATGGCCGAAGATCAAATCGGAAACGAACTAGCTCAACTAGGTTAGAGATGGCTGAGTTGCCGTTTATAGATCGCGTACGCAATCCGCAGAACTATCCAAACCCAACCAAATTCGATAAGGAAGGCCGTCCGCAAACTCATTTGCTTTCAGCAGATATAGACGACAAGACTGGGAACTGGATTGTTTATCCTAAGTTAGTTGTTAGAGACGGCAAGTACGTTGAACAAAGCATGCAAGACGCAATCAACTCTGGCGATTCAGTTAACTTTGGCAAAGACCAAGACTCAGCAATTGAGTTTTCTAAAACCTACAAAGACGAACTTAATCCAGACTTTGAGAAATACTACGAAGACTTTAGAGTAAAAAAAGAAGCGGGCGGCGAAATACAATCTTTGATGGATGAGATTGGCATTCAACCAATAGGAGAAAGCTCGTCTTTTAAAATGGCGATGGCTGTTTTATCTCCAGAACAAAAACTTAAAAAAATAAAATTATTAAAAAAATATTTTGACAAGATGCGTCAAGCAGAAAGTTTGCAAAAGCCAGGTGCTGCGCTAGGAGATTTATCGGATGCAAAAAAACTTAAGCAAGGAATTCCTTACAGCTCTTCAAAATCAATTCAAAAAGAACTTGACCAATTACAAGGCGCAGAAAAATTAGATTTAAATTTACTAGCAAAATTAAGAAAAGAATTTAATATATAACATATGGATTTTTCCAAACTTACAGAGGCTGAACTCAAAGAAGCCCTGCTGCTTCTAGAAAAGCAAGACGGTTACTCAACGCAAGACGAGTGCCAAGAATCTTTTCTAAGCTACGTCAACCACATGTGGCCAGAATTTGTCTGCGGTCGCCATCACGTAATCTTTGCCGAAAAGCTAGAACAAGTAGCCAGAGGAGAGATCAATCGTTTAATTGTTAACATGCCCCCTCGACATACCAAATCAGAATTTGCTTCGACCTTCTTTCCGTCTTGGGTGATGGGACTTAAGCCTAAAATGAAAATAATGGAGACGACCCATACGGGGGAACTCGCCGTTAGGTTCGGTCGTAAAGTTCGTAACTTAATGGATCAAGCAGAATACAAACAAGTTTTTCCTAACGTCAATCTGCAGGCTGACAACAAATCGGCAGGACGTTGGGAAACCAATAAGGGTGGCGAATACTTTGCAGCAGGTGTGGGAGGGGCTGTAACTGGGCGGGGTGCGGATCTACTTATAATCGACGATCCGCATTCTGAACAGGATGCCTTATCTCCGACTGCGTTAGAATCTGCGTATGAATGGTACACCTCTGGGCCTCGTCAGCGTTTACAGCCAAAAGGCGCGATTGTAATTGTTATGACGCGTTGGTCTTCTATCGACCTAACCGCTAAATTACTAGATGCGCAGAAAGAACCTTTGGCTGACCAATGGGAAGTAATAGAGTTCCCTGCTATTTTCCCAGATACAGAGAAACCTCTCTGGCCCGAGTATTGGGCTTTAGATGAATTGCAAAAAGTTAAAGCGTCTTTGCCTGGTATGAAATGGAATGCTCAGTGGATGCAAAACCCTACCGCAGAAGAAGGCTCTATTATTAAACGCGACTGGTGGCAAAGATGGAAGCATGATTCTTTGCCCTCTGTTCAATATATTATGCAGTCTTACGATACAGCGTTTTCCAAAAAAGAAACGGCTGACTTCTCGGCTATCTCAACTTGGGGTGTGTTTAGACCCAGCGAAGATTCGTCCGATTGCGTGATGTTGTTAGATTGTCAAAAAGGCAGGTGGGATTTCCCAGAGCTCAAAGAAATAGCGATGCGCGAGTATCAATACTGGGAAACCGATATGGTTTTAATTGAAGCCAAAGCATCTGGAACGCCCTTGACTCATGAGCTTAGACGAATGGGTATTCCTGTTGTAAACTATTCACCAACCAGAGGTCATGATAAAACAACGAGGATGCATTCAGTTGCTCCGATCTTTGAGTCTGGTATGGTGTATGCTCCTAACAGAGCATTTGCCGAGGATATGATTGAAGAATGTGCATCATTTCCGTTTGGAGCTCACGATGATTTATGTGATACTATGACCCAAGCGTTGATGCGATTCCGCGAGGGCGGTTTTGTAAATTTAGATAGTGATTACGAAGACGAAGAACGCGAACCTAGACAGAGAGTTTATTACTAATGGCAATAGAAAGACAAACACCCGATCCAGCTCAAGAAGTTGAAGACATGCAGGATATGACAACTGAAAGGTCAACCGAAGATATTGATGATGAAATTATTGAAATCTTAGAAGGGTTAGACGAAGAAGGCGTTCAATATCAAGAAGACGGTTCTGTTCTTTTAGGTGAGATGGAAGAGGATATGGGTGACGTTGGCTTTAGCGAAAATTTAGCCGAAGTTGTCTCTCAGTCTGAGCTTAGCAAAATATATATTGAGCTAACCGCAGCAATTGAAAACGATAAGTCTGCAAGATCCGACTGGGAAAAAACTTATACCGATGGTCTTAAATATCTAGGAATGAAGTTTGACGATAATAGATCTGAACCTTTTGAAGGTGCGTCAGGTGTAATCCATCCGTTACTTGGAGAAAGTGTTACTCAGTTCCAAGCTCAAGCTTACAAAGAATTATTGCCAGCTCAAGGCCCAGTTAAAACTCAAGTCGTTGGCGAATACAGCGCAGCTTCAGAAGAACAAGCTCAGCGTGTTAAAGAGTTTATGAATTATCAAATCATTCACGTGATGGAAGAGTACGACGAAGACTTAGATCAAATGTTGTTCTATCTTCCGTTGGCAGGTTCTGCCTTTAAGAAAGTTTATTACGATGAAAACTTGCAAAGAGCTGTTTCAAAGTTTGTTGCACCCGAAGATTTAATTGTTCCTTACTATACAACTGACCTAGAGTCTTGCCCAAGAATTACTCACGTAATTAAAATGCCAGAGAATGAAGTCAAAAAACTTCAGGCTATTGGTTTTTACAGAGACGTTAGAGTTGCCGATGGCAACAGCTCTTCTGATACTTCAGGTGTTAAAGAAGAAATAGAAAGATTAGAAGGAATGGAGCCATCTTACGATACAGGTGAAGTGTCTAATCTTTACGAAGTTCATTGCAACTTAGACCTAGAAGGTTTTGAAGATGTAAATGAAGACGATGAATATACAGAAGTTAAGTTGCCTTATATCGTAACGATTGACAGCAACAGCGAAAACATTTTAGCGATTCGCAGAAACTTTGAAGAAGACGATCCGATGAAAAACAAAATTGAGTATTTTGTTCACTTTAAATTCTTACCAGGCCTAGGATTCTACGGCTTTGGTTTAACTCATATGATTGGTGGCTTATCTAAAGCTTCAACTTCAATTGTTAGACAATTAATTGATGCTGGAACTTTAGCTAATTTGCCCGCTGGTTTTAAAACAAGAGGCATTCGTATTCGAGACGAAGACACGCCTATTCAACCAGGTGAGTTTAGAGACGTTGATGCACCCGCAGGATCTTTGCGTGATGCTATTCAGCCTTTACCATTCAAAGAGCCAAGCCAAACTTTACTATCCTTGTTAGGCTTATTGGTTCAAAGCGGCCAAAGGTTTGCCTCTATTGCAGAAATTAATATAGGCGAAGGTAACTCTCAAGCACCTGTAGGAACTACGGTTGCTTTGTTAGAAAAATCAACCAAGGTTTTATCGGCTATTCATAAGCGATTGCATTCAGGTCAAAAGAAAGAGTTCAAACTTTTAGCAGAAATATTCTCTAAGAGTTTACCCGAGTCTTATCCATACGCTGTAGCAGGCGGTCAAATGGAGATCAAGCAAGCTGACTTTGACGATAGAATAGATGTATTCCCTGTCTCTAATCCAGACATATTCTCTACCAGCCAAAGAATTATTATGGCTCAAGAAATGATGCAGTTGGTTCAATCCAACCCGCAGATTCATGGTCCAAATGGTATGTATGAAGCTTATCGCAGAATGTATGCTGCGTTAGGAACTGACAATATTGATGCGTTATTAATACCGCCCCCAGACACTCAACCTAAACCGATTGAATCTGGAATGGAGAATAGTACTTTATTAATGGGTGGAACAGCGCAAGCATTTATTCAGCAAAACCATGATGCTCATATAGCATCTCACGTTAACTTATTGAATATGCAGCCTGTTCAAATGAACGCTCAGATTCAAGCCAACATACATTCGCACATCATGCAGCATCTACAAATGAAAGCTGATATGATCGCGCAACAGCAGATGCCGCCCGAGGCCCAGCAGCAATATCAACAATTGCAGCAACAAGCCCAACAATCCACACCTGTTGACGCGGCGGCGCTCAATCAACAAGCCAATGAATTACTGGCGCAGTTTAGCTCGCCAATAATGACAGATCTAATGGCGCAGTTTGCTCAGCAAGTAGCGACTCCTCCGCAAGAAGATCCGTTGGTAGCAATTAGAAAACAAGAGCTAGCACTCAAAGGCCAAGAACTACAACAAGAGAAAGAACAATTTTCTATTAAAGAGCAAATGCGAGCAGATGAAAAAGCTAGACAAGATCAAATAGATCGAGAAAGGATTGACGCTCAGCGAGATATTGCTAGAATGAAGGACGATAC